GATGGTCGAGATTTTCCCGAGGGGTTTGTTGCCGATTTGGGGGTCCATGCCGTGGTCGAATAGGAGCGGGATCTTCCCGTCCTGGTCTTTCAGCGTCTTGGTAACCGCTCCGGGGGCGACCCTTTCAAGGAAGCGGCCCTCCCATCCGTTGATCTCGGCCCATTGGTTGAACACGATCGGGTAGCCGACGAGGGTCTTGCCGTCCTCGCCCGCCGCGCGGAGCTTCGCGGCGCCGGTCGGGACCATACGGAACAGGTCGTCGCGGTGTAGGTCACTCATCATCTTCCCCTTCGTCGGGTTGCTTGTTCTGTGAATCAAGGACCGTTTGCACCTGCACCGACGGAATCCCACTATGGACCAACACGTCGACGTTGCCGGTCGCGACGTACTGCTTCGCCGACAACATCTCGTATCCGGCGCGGTGCAGCGACGCCAAGGTGGCTGCGTTCTTCGCCATGATGGCGGCTTCGTCGAGGGCGTCTTGTTGGAGGAACGGGATGGTGCGGTCGTCGTACCACAACTCGAACCCGTCAGGCATGTCGATGAGGTGCTCCAACGCGCCGGCGGCGTTGCGCCACATCGGCCTGATGGAGAGGTCGGCGTAGCGGCGCATCGCCTGTGAATAGTTGGAGTAGGTGGCGGCTTGGATGCCGGACAGGAACCCGACGACGACGGGGGGCACGCCGGCGGCGGCGGCGAGCCGGACTTCGCCGGAGGCTTGGACGGTGGAGAACGACATCTGTTCCATAGTCGAACCGATCACCCGGACGTCGGCGCCGGAGTCCATGAACACCGTCTTGTAGGCATTCTCGACGCCCTCATAGTTGAGGGCGAACATCGACTTGAGGTAGTCCTTCTGCTCCTTGTTCCATTTGTTCTTTGAGGTGACGGCGAGGTTCGGAGTGCCAGCGTGGGTGAAGAACTTGGCTTTGTGTTTGACCATATCGGCGTCGGCGTCGACGTCGGTGACCGCGGATTGAATCCACGAGTGACCCATGAAGTCGCGGGTCGGGTCGGGCATATCGATGTAGTGCGCGACGTCGTCGCGGTCGAGCGCGATGGGGTCGGCTCCGCTGTAGCGGCCGCCCGGGTAGTAGGCGTAACCCAACACTTCGACCGTGCCGGTGCGCTTGTCATACGATTTGGCGACCCATACCCAGTCGGGGCGGAGGCGTTGGAGCCCGATGGTGGGTTCGTCGCCGCCGGGCAGTTTCCGAATGTAGGCGTTCCCGGCGAGCGAAACGTCGACTTCCATCGCGGCGAGCAGGTCGCCGGTGGTGCCGTTCGGCCACGGCCGATCCAACGGGGTGAGGTTGGGGGGACGTTTCTTTTCGCCGGTGTCAAGGTTGCGGACCAGGAACGTCGCCTCCGAGAACGCCTTCGCCCGGATGGCGACCAGCGAGTAGATGGGGGTAGATCCTTTGTAGCCGCCTTCGACGAACGCGGGGAACGAATGGGCAAGCCCGGCGGGGTTCGGACCCATCCCGAGCGTGAGGCTGGTGACGTCCTCCACGCCGCGGGTTTGAGTCGGGAAGAACCAGTCGAGGAGGCGAGCCATCAGTCAAACTCCCGTCGGATAGAGACAGCGACGAACCCGACGCCGAGAACGATAAGGGCGAACCCGGCACCGCCGATCATCCACACACCCGCCACGATGCACGCTAGGCCGGCGACGAGAAGTGCGGCGAGTTGGTATTTACTCATACGAAGAATACCGATACGTTACTAGTTTCGTCGCCCAGGGTGATGCATGTGAGCGCCATGACCGCGGCAGTGATACCGTCGATCTTCCCCGACGACTTCTGTTTATCCGGTTTCAGGTTGGCATCCGAGTCGGTGCGGCCGATCACATTATCGGCCATCCACCGCAGCACCGGGTTACCGCCGTGATGGAACCGGCCGTCCGTCACCAACTCGACAAGGAGCTTCGTGGACGGGTTCATGGCTTGCATCGTCTGCCGGTGTTCGAAGATGACGAACCCCTCATCCTCCAAATCGATGCGGAGCTGCCGGGCTTGCCACGGGTCGACGGCGACCGACTCGACCGGACCTTCCGCCGCCCACGTTTCGATCTGCGCTTGGACGTCGGAGTCGTCGATCACGCCACCGTCGATGACGTCGACCCAGCCCTCATCCGCCCAGCGGCGCAACTGTTCAAGCATCGGTTTCGTCCACGTCGTCTTCCCACCAGCGATCGTATCGGCCGGCATCCAGAAATGGGCGGAGACGTCGACGCAACGTTTCTCCGTTTGGCGGCAGTTGGAACATTCGCCGGGCTCGTTCCAAGCCAACGCGACGGCGGCAGTCATATCGGTGGTGGCAGCCATGTCAACACCTACCCCGCGCGGCCGGTTACCCAAAGATACGTTCATGCCGGCGGACCGGTCCCACGCCCCCAAGTCAACCAGCTTGTCGATCGACGCCGCCGATTTAGAGAGCCACACGTCGAGGCGGAGCCGCTTGAACGCCACCAGCTTGGCGGGTGACGACCGGGCTTTCATGGCGGCCTCCCGCAACGATTCCAGCATCCCGGGGTTGAACGACATAGCCGGGTTGACGCGGTGCCACAGGTCTTCGTTGAGCCATCCGTCGCCGTCGGTTTCCTCTTTGGTGGCGTACCGCATATAGGAGAACAGGTGCGGGTCGTCGATCACCCCCAACTCCACCTCCCTCGCGTATTCGTGCAGCTCCCAAGCGGCATGGTTCTGGTCCTCCTCACCCGCCGTCGTCAAGATCACGAACAAGGGTTCGGTACGGGCGATGAACGAGTCGTCGATCAGGTCATAGATGCCGCGGCTTTTGAACCGGTGCAACTCATCCAACACGACGCGAGAGGGGTTGATACCGTCGTCGCTGCTCTCATCGCCGGGTATCACCTTGTAGATGCCTTCGACGTGGGGGAGTTCGATGATGCCGTGGTGCGCGATCTTTGACGCGTACACCTTCGCCTTCTTGGCGAGGCCGCGGTCGCGTTTCACCATCGACGCGGCGACGTTGAACACGATCCCGGCTTGGCTCTTGGTGGTCGCCACCGAGTACACCTCGGGGGACGGCTCACCGTCGGCGAACAGTCCTTGCAATGCCAGGCCAGAACCCAACTCGGATTTGCCGTTCTTCTTCGGCAGCTCGATGTACGCCTTGCGGTAGCGGCGCAGCCACAGGCCTTGTTCTTCGTACAACGCTTCGGTGCCGAACAGGGGCCGGATGATGTCGTCGGCTTGCCAGTCTTCGAGGATGAACGGCGACCCGGCCCAGCGGCCCTTCGTGTGGGCGAGGTGGTTGGTGAAGAAATCAACCGCTTTGTCAGCGCGTTCCTCGTTGAACCGGAACTCCATCAGTCGAGGTCGTCGTCGTCGTCGGGTTCCTCCAACTCAGCCAACAGCCTGAGACGCGCCGACGGATTCAGAGCCAACAGCTTCCCCAACGACTCGACCTTCGCGATGGACTGCTGCCAGATCATGTACGCCGGATGCCGCACCCTCTCACTGTTGTGCGTCCCCTCGATCACCAACCCGTCCGCCCGAATCAGATTCCGAGCGTCCCGAGCGAACGAAACAGCGTCGCAGTACCCGGCCAGGGTGTCCAGATCAACCGGATTCAAGAGACCCAACGGGCCGAGTTCCTTGACGACTCGCCGCCACGTCGCCTTCCCATACGGGGTGAGCCACTTCGGCATCGTCGGATTCTCCACCTTCACCCGCCGCCCGGCAGCCTTCGGCGACCCGTGCGACACCCCCGACCGCAACACCGCGATGTTCTCCGGGTACTCCTTCGGCAACGCGCCATGACGTCCCATGCTTGAACAACCTTTCACCGAGAAGCCACCATCATGCTACCCCAAGTGGGGCGCTGACCCTAGAAACGCCCCACCAACCAAACGACCATGGCAACAGCCATCAACCCGAACGACCCGCGACGCCACCCCGCACCCCACCGCACTTCCTACCACAATCCACCCCGAATCCCGGACAAACACCCGTTTACGCCTAAAAACACGCACAATCCAGGCAAGAAAACAGAAAGT